TGTTGGGCCACGACACGTCAGTGTTGATGTGGAATGTCGCGAATGTGGTGTTGTGGTCGCGCTCATACCTGCGCACTGCCGCCCCAGTATGCGACAGGTGCCGCGATGTGGTGTTGGAATACCGCAACCGTGCAAGCCAGACCTCGCGCTTGTTGGTGTGGTTGTTCTGCACGATGTACCCCACTGTCGTGCGGTATGAGTCGAGTTGTGCAAGCATGGTAAACACGCCCTTGGTCTGCCGCGTGTGCTCGTCTCGGCGCTCGTGATACACCGGCACCGCGTACAGGTTGCTCCCCGTGGTGGGCCTGATGTATGAATCGGTCGGGATGACCAGTGCGCTCGCAAAGCGAGCAGCCACGTTTTCGTTTGTCGCTGCCATAGTGATGAACCTCCGGATTAGATAGAGAAAACGCCGTGCGAAGTCAGCACCCAGTCAGCGCCAGCATCGCGCAGAGCAGGCAGCACGTTGATGAGCAGGTCGCCCACCTTCGCGATCTCTTGCCTTGTCTCAGGGTGAACAACTGCCTGCTCGATACGAACAGTGCACAGATCAATGTATCTAGCCATAGAACCTCCAGTGAGTGAACAAGTAAACGAAGTGTGCTTAATCCCGTGGGATTAGGCGGTTGGGGCAGTTGCTGAGCAGGGCGATCCCCTACTCAACAAACTACATTGTAACAGAAAAGTAATTGGATGTCAAGTCAAGGGCGGAGCGTAAATCATTGGATGTCAAGTCAAGGCCGGGTCATGGCCGCTCGTCCTCAGACATCAACCCGATGGCTACCATGCGCCGCCGTGCGATCTCGGCATTGATGGCCTGTTCCTCCTCCGTCGGGTTGTCAGGGTCTACGGGGTCGTAGACGAGTTCCTCGGGGTAGGTGGGCTGTGCTGCGGGTGCGGTTGGCTGCGCGGGGGGTTGTGCGTGCATCGCTGTGTAGACCTTGGCCGCGTCGTTCCACGCCGCGTGGGCCTCGCGCTCCTCCTTGCCTCTCTTTATCAAACCCTTAATGTATTCAGGTGTCGATAGGGCGGATGCGTACGACTCGGCAATGTCCTTCACGGACTCGCCGCGCTCCGATCGGGCCAGCACCTCGTCGCGCCATGTGTTCCCGTCGATCACCGTCTCGCCCTTGTAGACCATCATCGGCACGGGTCGTTTGGGCTTTGGCTGCGCCGCAGGTGGCGCTGTGGCCTTCTCGTGTGCTGCACGAAGCACATCCAGCGGGTCGGACATGAGCCCCTTTTCGACCGCCACTGTCCGGAAATGTTGGCGAATATATGCGGACAAGCCCATTCCGGAAGCCCCCGCAATGGCGTGCATTAGTTCGTGCTCGGCGTCGTCGACGCGGAAATTGATGATTTTCATCGAAAAAACCTCCAAAAACGTAAAGGAAACTACAGTATACAGCCTTTACCCAGTAATGACTAAAGAAGTAGATTCATTTACTGGGTCTTTACTGGGGCTTTACAAATTTTGCTTAAAAAATAGGCAGTTGACCGTTTTAGACAGCTAATCCCACGGGATTAGACAGAAAATCGGGCGATTTTAGGATGAGGAAACCGTCGTAAGTCGTTGATTTTGCAGGCTTTAGTCAAATAGTTCGGAAAAGTGGGGGAGAGAGGAGGTTTTGGGGGTGTGTGGTTTGGCATATGCGCATCTTCTACGTTTGGGACTTTTCGCCAAACCTCGACTCTAATTTTTTCAATCTAAAGCTAAAACTTACTTACATGCTGAATAATTCAGCACTGCCGAAAAAAATCTCGTTGCAAATCAACGACTTACGTGTACCGTCCAACGAACTATTCACGTGTCGAGCGGTTTGTAAGTTTCGTGTAATCTAAAATAGTGGTCACTTCGCCGCAAACCCGCGTGGTTGAGCCAAAGTGGTGAATCTACAACAGCGCTCAACTCATATACAAGACCGAATTATGTTATCTATAACGGCTCATAAGTCGCTGGGTCGTACGTCGCTGCACTATATTTCCTGATTAAACGCACAGTGTTTCGTAATCCCACGGGATTAGGATAGTAGTATCTTCTGGGCTGTGTGATAGTAGTGATAGTTCGGGCGCAAAAAAGCCCAGGCCCTGTAGGGCCCAGGCTGTCGCATGCTGGCAGATTATGCGCTTGCTGCGCCGGTAACTTTCCGTCCTTTGGCGGCTTTGTTCAGGGTGTAACCTAGTTCGATAAGCCGGGCCACAATGCGCGGGTGATAAACCGCGTCATTCAAATAGGTTTCGGTATTGTCAAGCCACGCATTGAATGCGTCAACTTCGGTCGCAGTCACTGCCGCCTGTGCCGGTGCTGCTGGCGCAGCGGCTTTGCGCCCGCCTCCCGCCTTGCGCCCGATATTGTGGGCCTCCCGCACCTGCTTTGCGGCATCGCGCATGGCGTGTTTTGGCATGTTGACTGCATCGGCGGCTTTAACGTGCTGGTCTGACAGTTTCCCGTCCGTGCCAATGGCCTTTACCGATACCGGCGTCTGCGCCGCCGCGTGCAGTGTGAGGGCATCCGTGAATAGTGACTTCACATTGTGCCCAGCGGCCTTGAAGTCATCCGCATACAGTGCAACCACGGCGGATATACGCTCCGCCATGGGCTTGGCCGGGTCAAGTTGCGCAGCGGCTTTGCTGGCTGCGTCCTTGCACAATGCGAGCATGCTCGCAGCGGCTTGGCCGGCTTGGTTAATGAGCGTGCCGATAGCGGCATCGCGTGCGATTGTTGCGGGTGTAGTGGCTTGGGCCATGGTGAAACTCCATTAAACAAATCCCCCAGGGTGCGCTGGGTGCGCCGTGGTTTCTCAACCACTGGCGTTAGTATACCGCAAACTATTGGAAAAACCTAATCCCACGGGATTATTTTCCGGGCGCGGGTGATAGTAGTCGGCGGCACATCCGTCGCTGATTCGTCTCCCCATCCGTCGCCCACGTCGGCGCATACTGGGGCCAGGGCGTCGTGTCAACGGGCGGAGGTGATAGTAGTGATAGTTCGGGCGAAAAAAAGCCCGCCGAAGCGGGCTGGTTTCAGGGCTTCATCACGTACGCAAAGTACAGTGCGAAGGGCAGGCACAAAAGGGCCGCAGCCAGTGCGGCCCCTAGGAGATCACTCGCAAACGATCGCATACTTTGCGACTTCCTGAATCTCGGTGCCGACTTGAACCCGACGGCAGGCCGCGCCATCGGTGGGCAGGCTGGCGTCAATCACCAGACGAACCGAGCATTTGCCGACCATGCCCCGATAGGTGAAAGCCCGCTGAGCATAATCCTCAGCCACCCAGTCCTTGGTGTCCTTCGCTTCGAGCCCTTCGATGGCCTCGGCAGCAGCCAGGATCGCGCCCATCTCAGGGCCCTTCAGGCTGTCAACCTTGATGCTGCAATGGATCGACACATGCACCGATTCATCCCAAGCATAAAACTCGGGGCTTGCCCAGCACGAATCAGCCAGACGCTGGACTGGGGCAGTCGCAGTCAGGGCCAGGGCCAGGGCATCTTGGTTAGCTTTCAGGCCAGCCAGATTTGCGCGCAGGGTCTTAATGCTGTCAGCCTTGTCAGCCAAGATACCCGACACAGACAGAGTTTTGCGTTTAGCCATTTTCATTCTCCAGTAAGTAAGTGGTTTCTGAATCACTGCTTCGTTTGCTGCAGTGATGTCAGTATAACACTGTTCGCTGGGCTGGCAAGGGGGTCGGGGGGGTGGCAGGTGATAGTAGTGGAGGGGTACAGGACCCCCAAGCCCACCCCCCTGGCCCCTGTACTGTATCCGTCACCCACACCACAAGCCTCATTTTTGATATTTCCCACGTATATTTTTTGTTGTCCACGTGTTTTTACCCCCCGCCCCCATTAAAGCATTCCCAAAAATTTTTTCCTGTGCTAAATTCCGCCCATGCATAACGCCATCACTGCCGATGCAGTTTTGCGTGGACTAGCCCTATCTGTAGCCAGAAACAACGTGGGTGCCATGAGGCCAATCCACGAAATTTATGGGTCAGAGGGCCTCACGCAGACTGAATACGATGCCATATCCACGAATCCGACGTTCAAACAGTACGTACTTGCGTACGAGAACGAACTGAAGGAGGCGGGGTTCTCCTTTGCCGCGAAAGCACGGGTTCTGGCCGAGGATTTATTGCCCACTGCGTACCATATGGCGCGTGATCCGGACACACCCAGTGCAGTTCGGCGTCAAATCATTGCCGACTTCGTCGATTGGGGCAAATTGAACCCGAAAAACGACGTTTCTGTGGCCTCTGGGACCGGATTTTCGGTCACGATTAACTTCCCTGGGACCCCCCAAAGACCCTCTGAAACAGTCGTGATTGAGGCCGAAAACGTCGAAAAACCCCCCGAAAAAGGCTTAGAAACCCCAAAAATCGCGCAAAAAACGCCCATTTTGCTGGTTGAGGACGAGGATTACGAGTACGCAGGGGAAGACTACCTATGAGCGTGGTATACACCCCGCCGCCGTCGGTGGTGCCGTTTCTCTCCAGCGAAAAGTTCGCCAACTTCATCGTCGGGCCGGTGGGCTCCACCAAGACCACAGCGTCCATCATCAAGATTGCCTACGAGGCCAAGCAGATCGCACGGTGCAGAGACGGTATTCGGCGGTCGCGGTGCGTCGTGGTGCGTAACACGCGGCAGATGCTCTGGGACACGACGATCCCGGACTTTCTCAAGTGGTTCCCTGATGGTGTTGCTGGTACGTTGATGAAGACGGACAGCAAGTTCCTCCTCAAGTTCGACGACGTGGAGTGCGAGGTGCTGTTCCGGGGGCTTGACGATGCCAACGACGTGCGGCGGTTGCTCTCGCTCCAGTTGACGTTCGGCATGATGGACGAGTTTCGGGAGATCAACCCCGACGTGTACAACGCGCTCACGGGCCGCTTGGGGCGATACCCTGACAAGACGATGAACGGCGTCGGGGCGTGTGACGACTCGGGCAAGCAGGTGCACAAGGTGTGGGGGGCGACCAACCCGCCCGACGCGGATACGTTCTGGGAAGAGCAGTTGACCAGCCCGCCGCAGAACATGCACGTGACGATACAGCCGTCGGGGCTGTCAGATGAGGCCGACTGGGTGCAGTATCTGCCCACGGGGTACTACGACAACCTGTGCGAGGGCAAGACGCCTGACTGGATCGACGTGTACGTGCACGGTAAATTCGGCAGATCGCTCTCGGGCACCCCGGTGTATGAGAAGACGTTCGTGGAGGACTTCCACATCGCGTCTGAGAACATCAAGCCCATCGCCAACGCGGACTATCCGGTGACCATCGGCATCGACTTCGGGCGCACGCCTGCGGCTGTCTTCATGCAGCGAGACCCGCGTGGTCGCGTACTGGTGCTTTCGGAACTCACGTCGGAGAACATGGGCCTGGATACGTTCATCAACACCAAGCTCAACCCGCACATCGCCAACACGTTCCCAGGGTATCAGTTCGTCGCAGCGCCTGACCCCGCAGGGTTTGCCAAACAGCAGGCCAACGAGATGACGCTGGTTGACCAGTTGAAGGCCGCTGGGTTTCGCTGCGTAAAGCCGCCGACTAACGACCCGGACAAACGCATACAGGCGGTCGAGCGGCTGCTCAGCCAGCAGCTTGACGGTAAAGCCATGTTCCTCATCGACCCACGGTGTACGATGCTCATCAGAGGTTTTCGCTCGGGGTATCGGTACAAGGTCAAGAAGAACGGCGAGATCGAGGACAAGCCTGACAAGAACGAGTTCAGTCACTGCCACGATGCGTTGCAGTACGGCGCGGCGGTGATCGACATGAACATTCGCGGCTTCGGCTTGCAGAACACTCGCAGAGAGATTAAGCGGGTGTCCTACGTCTACACTTGACCGGGGGGTACCCCCAGATACAATTCGGGAACACACAGGCGGTTGGCCTGAAGAAGGATTACCATGGCCCTCGGACTCGCACTCATCCCCGTCGCCAGAGCCTCTGACCTTGAGGCGGAGGCCAAGAAGCGCAACGACGAGTTGCAGAATCAGCCTGTCATTCAGAATCTGGCGAGCCACGTTCGCAAGCGGTGGAACACTGCCAAAGAGGCCAAGCGGGAGATCGAGGAGCGCATGCTCAAGGGCCTGCGCCAGCGCAACGGGATGTA